GGCGGATGGTCGGCTCGCGCATGCTGCTCAGCGCCGATGGCCGGGCCTACTACGATCGCCTCCGCTACGCCGTCCGGCAGGCCCGCAGCCTGGGCAGCATCCCGCCAGAGCCCATCGACCACATGATCGCCCTGGTGGCCTTCTGGTCGCCCCCTGACCGCCTCCGCCGCGACGGCAAGAACCTGAGCAAGGCGACCCTGGACGGCCTGACCAAGGGCGGGCTGTGGGCTGACGACCATTTGGTGGTGGACGAGCGGTGGGTCAAGCGGGGCGTCCTACGGCCAGCCGGTAGGCTCGTGCTGGTGCTCCGCCAGGTGGAGCCGGGTGAACTCGATCAGGTCGAAGCGCAGGTCTTGGGTGGCAAAACGCCGCCGGAAAGGTAGGAAATAGCCTATGCCAGCAGGTAGACCGACCGATTACACGCCGGAGCTTGCAGCTAAAATCTGTGAGCTTGCGCAGTTAGGCAAGTCGCTGTCCAGCATCGCTGCCATGGAGGGCATGCCGGCGACCGCGGCGATATTCCAATGGCTTAGAAAATATCCAGAATTTGCGAAATCGTACTCGGATGCCAAGGAAGATCTGGCTGAGAAGCTGGCCGAAGAGATCACCGAAATCGCTGACGAGGAACCGCCGCTCAAGGCCGATGGCGAGATCGATCCGGGCGCTGCCGCCTACCGCAAGCTCAGGCTCGACGCCCGCAAGTGGAACGCTGCGCGGCTGAAGCCCAAGAAGTTCGGGGACAAGATCCAGCAGGAGGTCAGCGGCGGGCTCTCGCTTGAGCAGATATTGCGCTCGCTGCCGCAGGACAAGCCTAGTGATCCCGCCTGATCTGACGCAGCAGTTCGCGCGGTGGCGGGCGCGGCCGGTGGACTTCGTGCGCGAGAACTTCGGCGCCGAGCCAGACGCATGGCAGGTGGACGTGCTGAATGCGTTCGTGACCAATCAGCGCATCGCCATCAAGTCGAACAAGGGTAGCGGCAAAAGCTGCGCGCTTTCGTGGATCATCTGGAACTTCCTGACGTGTTACCTGCATCCGCACGTGGCCGTCACGTCCGTCTCAGGCGACAACTTGCGCGACTGTCTCTGGTCCGAGCTTGCGATGTGGCAGGCGAAGTCACCTCTACTGCGCTCGCTGTTCACGCACAACGCTGAGCGCATCACCTGCAACGCGACGCCCAAGAGCTGGTGGGCCAGTGCTCGCGCCTGGTCGCAGAGCGCCAACAGCACGCAGCAGGCCGACACGCTGGCTGGCCTGCATGCGGATAATCTGCTATTCGTGATCGACGAGGTTGGCAGCATTCCCGATAGCGTACTGTCTGCGGCTGACGCTGGCCTCAGCACCGTGGGCGGCACCAAACGGCTGGTCATCGCCGGCAACCCAACCACTCTCGGCGGTCAGCTGTACCGCGCGTCCACCACTGAACGGCACATGTGGCACCTGACGGAAGTCACCGCCGACCCCGACGACCCCAAGCGCACTCCCCGCGTCAGCGTCGCCTGGGCGCGCGAGCAGATCGAGAAGTGGGGCCGCGACAATCCCTGGGTGCTGGTCAACGTGTTCGGCCGCTTCCCGCCGTCGTCACTGAACTCGCTGCTGGGGCCTGACGACGTGACGGCCGCGTTCAATCGCAAGCTGACCGAGCGCGACATCGCTCACGCGGCCAAGGTCATCGGCGTCGACGTGGCCCGCTACGGCGACGACCGCACGGTCATCTTTCCGCGTCAGGGCCGTGCTGCGTTCGCACCGAAAGTGCTGCGTGGCAAGAGCACGCTCGAGGTCGCTGATGCGGTCATCTTCGCCTACAACCACTTCAACGAGGGCAACGAGCAGGCTGACGCTTGCTTCGTGGATAGCACGGGCGGTCATGGCGCTGGCGTCATCGACGTGTGCCGCGAGGCGGGGTTGCGCGTCATCGAGGTCAACTTCAGCGAGTCGGCCAGCGAGAACAAGTTCTTCAACAAGCGGTCGCAGATCTGGTGGGAGATGTGCGAGTGGGTGAAGGCGTCCAGCATCTGGAACACGCCCGAGCTCGTCAAGGAACTGACGGAGCCGCAGTTCATCTACGTCAAGGATCAGTTCAGGATGGAGGAAAAGGAGCAGATCAAGAAGCGGCTGGGCTTCTCGCCGGACTACGGTGACGCGCTGGCCACGACCTTTGCCATGCCGATCATGCCGGCCAGCATGGACCCTCGGCGGCAGTTCTTGGCCAACGTGCCCAAGCGGCAGTTCGATGCGCTGGCGAGCGTCAGGGGTGGCAGGTTCGACCCGCTCAAGAGGGTGCGCTAGCCCATTGACTCTTGCGCAGCCGTCTCCCGGCGGTTAGGTTAGCGGTCACTCACTAACCCAACAACGCCGACCCTCAGGGAATGGCGTCGCACCCCAGGAGCGCACCATGGCGTCCAATCCCATCCCCTTGATCTTCATCGACCAGGCCGCCGGCGCCATCGCCGGCCACCGCATCGGCAACGGCGAGCAGATGCGCTTCGCCAGTGCGCAGGGCGGGGCCAAGGCCAACCAGCAGGGCTTCAGCTGGTACGTCAAGGTCTACGGCAGCGTGCAGGACGCTTCAGGCTCCGCGGTCGCCACGCTCCAGCTCCAGGACTCGCCGGACAACGTGACCTACACGACCCGCGCGACCATCGTGCTGACCACGCCGGCTGCGGCGCCGTTCAACGCCGCCATCTGCAACGGCAATGGCACGCTGTTCAAGACGCAGAAGCGCTATTTCCGCGTCAACCTCGTGACCCTGACCGGCGGCACGACTCCCATCGTCAACAGCTGGGGCACCGTGGGCGGCTACGGCGCGTAATGCTCCAGGTCATCGAATCCTCACGCGTAGTGTTCGCCCAAGAAGGGCTCACGGATTCCCTCTGGGATGAACTGATGCCGCTCATGGAGGCGCACTGCGCGGAGGTCGGGCCGTTCAAGGATCTGCCCTTCAACCCGAACAAAGCGGCCTATCAGCGCATGGCGTCCTACGGGGCGCTGGCCGTGTTCACCGCGCGCAATGGTGAGCGGCTTGTGGGCTACGCCGCGTTCTTCATCAGCCCGAGCCTGCACCACTATCCCGCGATATTCGCGCAGGCTGACGTGATATACCTCATGCCGGAACAGCGCCAAGCGCTCGCCGGTCTATCGTTCATGCAGTTCATCCGCGCGGAGCTCGCTGACCGTGACGTGAATCGCGCGTTCATCGGCTCCAAGGCCGATCCGTCCAAGTCCATCGCGCCCCTGCTCGACCGCATCGGTGCCGTGCTCGTCGATCAGATTCACGTGCTGGAGATCAATCATGGTTGACGCAGGCGTAGGCGAAGCCGCCATCATTTCAGCCATCGTGGCCGCCGGCTCAACCGCCGTGGCCGCGAACCAGCAGCACGAGGCGGCGAACCGCGCTGGCCGCAGTGCCGATGCGCTGGCCGCCAAGTCGCTGGCCGAGGCCAACAAGCCCCCCGACGACCCCGGCATGGTCGCCAGTGCCCAGCAGATGCAGGCCAACGAGCAGCGGGCGGCGAGCGCCGGTGGGACGATCACGGGCAAGAGCAACAGCCAGATTGGCGACGCGGCCAACGCGCCACGCAAAAGCCTGCTGGGGACGTAAGTGGCCAAAGACCCTGCAGCCAAAGAGCCGGCCATCGACCTGACCGACGGCCTCGCTGTCCGCACCTACCTCGAGTCGCTGCGCGCGCAGCAGAACAGCGTGGCCTCATCGTGGGTCGACCAGTGGAATCAGCTGCGACTCTTTTTCCAGCCCCGCGGCTCCGTCATCGGTCCCGAGGACGTGAACGACGGCGGGCGCCGCGACTACCAGATCATCAACGAAACTGGCCTGCTGTGCCTGCGCATCCTCAAGAGCGGCATGCTGACGGGAATGAGCAACCAGACCCGCGAGTGGTTCAAGATCACCGTCGAAGATCCGGAGCTGATGGAGAATCAGGACGTGAAGACCTGGTGCGAGGACGCAGCCGACTGCATTCGGCGCACGATGCTCAAGTCGAACTTCTACCAGGAGCTGCTGAGCCTGTACGGCAACCTCGGCCTGTACGGAACGTCGGCGTTTCTCATTGAAGAGGACGACCAGACCGACATCCGGTGCAAGCCCTACACGAACGGCACCTTCACCGTGGCGGTCAGCGATGAACTGCGCGTCGACCTGACCATCCGCAGCTTCATGATGACGGCGCGGCAGATCCTCGAGAAGTTCGGCTACGACAACTGCTCGTCGGCCGTGCAGACCTACAAGGCGTCGAACGCCGGCGGCATTCAGGAGACGTACCTGCAGGTGGCGCACGTCATCTGCCGCGGCACCTACTTCGACCAGCGCAACATCGACCCCAAGATCAAGGCCGCGCTGGGCGGCGACATCCCCTGGCTGTCCATCTGGTACGAGGTCGGGCAGTTCAACGAGAAAAAGGGCATCCTGCGCCAATCGCTGTTCTACGAGAACCCGCTGATGTGCGGCCGCTGGGACGTGACCGGCGAGAACGTCTACGGCGAGTCTCCGGCCATGGACGTGCTGGGCTCGGTCATGTCGCTGCAGACCTGGGAAGAACGGCTCGCGCAGGGCGCGGAGAAGCAGTTCAATCCCGTCACCATCGCCGGCACCGATGTCGATCCGCGGCGCGTGACCAGCCTGCCGGGTGAGACGATCTTCGTCGACGCCAAGGACGTGTCGAAAGCGTTCGGCGCGGCCTACAACGTGGATTTCAAGCTCGACCAGGGCATGGGCATGGTCCAGCGCATCGAAGACCGCATCAGGGAGGGCATGTTCGTCAACGTGTTCCAGCAGTTCATCGACAGCGACCGCCGCCAGCAGACCGCCGAGGAAGTGCGGGCGAAGATGCAGGAGAAGATGCAGGTCCTGGGTCCGGTGGTCGAGCGCAACGTCGAGGAAGTGCTGGCCCCGTCCGTGATGCGCATCATGGCCATCCTGGGCCGCAAGGGTAAACTGCCACCGCTGCCGGATGCCATCCTCAAGAGCGGGACGAAGATCAAGCCGGTCTTCGAGAGCATGCTGGCGTCAGCGCAGAAGATGCTGCGGCTGAACAACGTCGGCCAGGTGTTGCAGATGGTCGGCCAGGAAGCGGCGCTCAATTCCGGCATCTTGGACAACTACGACTTCGACGCCATCGCGCAGGGCATCGGCGATTACGCCAGCCTGCCGGCGGAGTTCATGCGCACGCCCGAGGCCGTGATGGCATTGCGCAAGGCGAAGGACCGGGCGGCACAGC